GCCTTGGTTGCCTTGGGTGCCTTGGGTGTCTTGGCCTTAGGCTTTTTAGCACCTCCCTTTGCAGAAGACTTGGGCTTACGAGGCTTGGGAGAAGCAGCCCTTCGTGTCTTAGGAGACTTGCTTCTCGAAGTCTTTGGTGCCTTGCGTTTCATTGCACGACCCTTTCTGCCTCCTCCTTCCATACCATCACCAGGGGGTTCAGCAGGGGGTTCAGATTCAGCATTGTTGAAGGTTTCTAAAATGTTTTGTTCTAATTCTTCTGCAGATCCACCATATGTTCTACGACCCTTGCGACCCTTGCGGTCCTTACTGGCATTCTTAACCTTCTTAGCAGAACGCAAAAGACGTGAGAATGCCTTGCTGGGATTTCTCTTATCAAATGCCATTCGTGAACCTAAAAGTAATAATGATGTAAGGAAAGGTGTCAAATCAATACCTCCCTTCTTACTTCCTTTTAAGCCTATAGAGACCTTTTTAGGCTTTGCAGGACCCTTCTTCACTGCTCTTACAGGTGATTTGGATCTCTTTCTTTGAGTTGTTTTCCTAGCTTTTCTTGCTCCGCCAGCATTTAAATCCATTAATTCTTGTTCTATAATAATAAGTATAAAATAATTTTTATTTGCAGATATAAAAAACAATAAAAACAGCGAGTAGTGTTAATACAAAGTTCAGTAAAATGATAGTTATTACAAAGGGGATTATATAGTATAATAAATACATAAGCAATGGTCCCACAATTTCACTGCGAATGTCAGACTTCAGTAATTCATCTTTGATGAAATCAATGAGAATATGAACGAGAGAAGTAGTGTCTTCATTTTCTTGATTTTCCTGCGTTGTCATTTATTATAGCTATATCTTACTTTATAGCAGAATAAAAGATTATTATTTTTGACAATGTCTTTCATATTTACACAGCCTTCCAAAAAGAACAACAAATATGTATCATCACTGCAAACCCCCGTCAAATATTTTTTATCTGATGTTAAAATCAAGTCTATCCATAAATTTATAGATAATAAGGGTTATTTAGTATCTATATATATCCCTAACAGCATAAATGATGATTTCATAAAAAACATCATGGAGTTTGACGAAGATACAATTAACACAGTCTCAAAACAGTCTCCTGCATGGTTCAATAAGTCATTATCAAAAGAAGAAGTTCACGAATTATATAAAAAAACATATTGTACTCAAACACATACTATTGATGTTATTGTTTCTTATAATCATCTGACAAAGTATGTACTGAATAATAAGGTTGTCAGTAGTTTTGAGAATATTATTGAGGATATCAAAGATATCAAAAATCTCAAAAAATGTATCATAAATTGTGAGATACAACATGTAGGTCTGTATTTTTACAAAGAAAATGCTAACCATAAATGGATTATCAAATCCATTGACGTGACAGATACCCAAAATGAGGCAGTATACAGCTGTGGTTATGTCAAAGTAGACGTGGAAGATAAGCTACAAGAAAATATGAAGAAACTTAAATTGAAGACAGATGATAGAGTACGCAAATTGCAAGAAACAATAGATATGTTGTTAGCAAGCTATAGAAGTATAGAGGTTGAGTTTCAAAAGCTGCAGATAAGTTCTGGCAAAGTATGGGAGCAACAATTAAAACATATAAACGAAAATATTCTAAACCAAGAAGATAAAATAAAATCCTGATAAAAATAATTTTCTTTAGAATATTATCTGTTGTCAATAATAGATAGAGATAGTAAGTATAATACAAAATGGGTACTAATAATACGCCAGTAGTTGTTTCATTTTCAATTGTCATACTATTGCTGCTTTCATTGTTACTACTGCTAACATACAATTCAAAGTGTAGTGCATATTTAGAACCAATGGATAATCCCCCACAAGAGGTTATGCCTACATCAGGAGGGTCTGTTGCAACAAATGCCAATAAGACTGTCAATCTCAATGATATTAGTTCTGGAATAGGTCAGTTTGGAGGAAGCAATCCAAATGGCGAAGAAGCCTATGCTCCATTAGCCACAAGTTCTCAAAATAAGCAAAAGTTTTCTAATGATAACAAGGTCAAAGAACACTTTGAAAACGCCCCATACCCGAGTGGTTTGGAAACCTCTTCTATGTCTGCCGAAGTCTCACAAAGCGCGAACGCCCAGGCATGTTTCCCAAGAGATCGATTGAATGCAAAAGACCTACTTCCCAAGGATGCTTCTGAGTCTAAATGGGCCCAACTCAATCCTGCTGGTACAGGGGATATTCACGACCAAAATTACCTGACAGCAGGCTATCACATTGGTGTAAATACTGTCGGTCAATCTATGAGAAATGCTAACTTGCAGCTTCGCTCTGAAATCCCCAATCCTCAGACTCCAGTAGGACCATGGATGATTAGCACAATTGAGCCAGATATTCGTCAGAATACCCTTGAAATTGGAAGCAGTCCAGCTTATTAAAGACTAGATTCAAATTATTTTTCTTCTCGTTATAGAACCCAAGTTCATGACGCACAAGTACTTAAGGAATATAACATTTTATCAAATAACTATGAATGACTTAGGACAATGTCTATTATTGACGTCATTAACAGAATTTTACAATAAAAATGAAAAGTATAAATATATCTTAAAAGATATTATTGAAGGGAAGCATAAATTATCCTTGCGTATCATAGAATGGCTTGTAACACATTACGCCAAGACACATAATATTTATTATTGGATTGATGAGAACAAAAGAATATACAATGAACTCCCTGACAATATTGAAGGCAGTATCAGGCATGTAAATTTATATCAGGATTACAGAGCTCAGTTAAAGTCATACAGTAAGTTTAATTTTGACTCCTTTCGCAGACATTATAGAATTACTTTTTTCATTCATATGGAAACTAAGGAACATATAGAGACTACCGTAGGGCAGCTCAATTTTTTCCGCTGGATTTTCAACAATAATGTAATCGATTTTGCCCTTGACAACTATGATGATATCTATATGAAGATGATTGACAATAATTCGAACAAAAATAAACAACCCATCACTCATACACAGGATATCATAAAAACAAAATGCTTACTTAGGTTTGACTAAGCCTCCAATGCAGACACTCGGGCAACCAAAGAGTTCACAAGAATGGATAGATTATCTACTCTCTGTTTTAGCTCATTTACTTCGTTTTTTGTCGCAAACTCTATTTGCTGCCCGCTGTTCTGGAAATCAACGCCAAGGACCTGGATTTTCCCTACTGTGAGTGTACCTGTTATAAGGAGACTATTGGTATAAATATCATTTGTTATATATTTATTACTAGTTCCGTTGTGAATATAGTCCAATGTCTTTGTCATTAGTCTTTCATCAAATCTTTCACCAGTATAATAGAGGTTTGTTGACCCCTCTGTTATTTCATCTGTAGACAACCTAGTAATTCTATGAGAAATTAGGTTTGATGTTTCTAATGTATAATTCATAGCTTTCACATTGGAAGCATGTGATATAGTGCCTGCCCTCTCTGGTGTAAAATATAGGTTTGTGCCTTCTGCCAGCATTGATGTATTTCTATCATCTAGGTTAACACCTCTTAAGTTGCTACCTACTCCAATGAAATTCAAAGAAGTTATACTATTCACATGAATATCTGCATTTAAGAAAGCCTGTCTTATAGTATTCCAATAAAGTATATTGGTACTATCGCCAATTTTGCTATATGATAGAAACATGATATCATTGATGCTATCGTTTGCCTGGTCTGGTGTTTCTGGTAGTACATAATGAGTATTTTGTTTTGATGTTTCAGCCTTATATAGTTTCGTATTATAATTTGATGCATTATACAACGATAGTGTATCAGAATAAATACCATGCTTCACATAGAGAGCATATTTATCATCAGAAAGCACCTTGGGATTATCCACAAATACATCTAATTGAGCTTTCTGTACCTCATATGTTCTGGTATCTGTATAAAGAATTTCATCTATGTAGTATGTATATGGTTCCTCCACAGTTTCTGTGACAGTATAAACATTGGATACTTCATAGGCTTTGTAAATATGCTTTATAGGTACATCTGTATTACATGAGAACCCTATTGCAACTGGCAAGAAATTGTCATATTTGCCTTTCATACCAGTCATTAATAATTCATTACTGTTCTTGCCATCCTCATATTTGCAGATTGTATTGTAAATATTAAGGTTATATGTTATATCATCTATTCCGCTTCCAATAATGAAAGGTTCCTTATCCAAAAACTCATAATATTCTGCTTCAGAATAAGGCATAGTAAAATTGCTGTTACCAATGACGATAACATCTTTGTTAAAATTGTTGAGGAAGTTGTTATTACCTACTATAATACTGTTTGTAGAACTTTTGAATAAGCTGCCTGTTGATATATAGTTGCCTATAATAACAGAATTATCTCCTTCAACATTCTGTGATTTCCCTATACAAATATTGTTGAGTCCCCTTATATTTAGATCCTTGCCATAGGCAGCATTGTATGCATCCGTAGATACATGATTCACAGATATGATGAAATCTTTGAAAGTCATTGGTACTGCTGCATTATTGAATGCATCATAATCTATTGTCACATTGGAAGTCTTTTCTTGATATTTCTGTGTATACTGATACGAAAATAGATAGTTTGAATTAATTACATTATATTGATTGCCAAGACTGTATGTAAGCTTGAGCCCTTTTATAGCAGGATTTATGATATTGCCAATTTTGCCTTGAGAAATATTCTGTGATTTATTTTTAACAATGAATGTACCATTGTAGATAGGGTTAATGTAAATGGATAACGACATATAATTCTTGTCATTATTTATGATGTGAATAGTATTATATTTGTCATATGTATATGTCGCTGACGGGAGTATGAAAGAGTATTTATTTGCGTATGCGGTCTCGTTATTTATATACTCTATGGCATTGTTTTTAAACACAAAATCAATCAATATCTTATGATTGTCATCATAAAAACTAAGATTGAAGTTAAATATATTCCCTGCCTTTGGCATGAATTTAAATATGATATCCGTTTCATTCCTGAAAATTGTATTGGGAAACATGATGCTTTGATTAAACTCGTATGAAATATGGAAAAGATTAGAACTGTAATAATTTGTATTTGACTTGATGTCAAGCAGGCCTATTTTATTGAAACCATCTATGTATATATCATTATTATGACGAATGAATGAGTTGAAAAAATAGAGGCTGTTCTTTGTATTGATAGTCTTGCCATAGGAAAATACTGTATCTCCGCTGGAATTTATATCTCTTCCAGCTAAAACATTATAATTACCTGTGCTTATTATATTAGAACCTATTCCCACTGTTTCAGCAGATATATCATTGTACCCAATGGAAACTATATTATTTTTATTCAAATATTGTGTGGATTTGTCATTGCCAATGATGATTGATTTTTTACCTGTCTGGATTTCTTGGCCTGCATACATACCAAGGAAAACAGATTCAGATACAACTGTGCTCTTGGAACCAGCAGAATTACCAATAAATACATTGTCTATATCCGATAGCTGCGTACCTGTATCTAGACCAATCAATACAGAACCACTATCTATATCGAACTTCGAAGATGCTGTATTTAATCTTGAAATACCAAACGGCAAAATTGTATTCATAAGAATATTCTTTCTTTACATAAAAAAAACAAATTAATATGCTCTATTGAAACAGTTCATATGGCTTGTAATACAGAACACATACATATGTATGGAATAACAATATTCCCATTGTTAATAATGGGAAAATATGATATATACCATTACCCACATAAGAATCATCAACGTGGTTTGAAATAATATCCTCTAGTTCATGGATATTGATATCATACTTTGCATTAAGGTCATAATCATCGTTTGTATCAGCTTCATTGATATCATATGATATTTGTTTCAGAGTATCTAGACTGAGTTCAATCATTTTTACTTTACTTAACATATCATATTTTTATATGCATATCTAAGTAGAAAATCAATGATAAAAAAAACAAGAGGAGGGTTTTTTGAAGAGGGTTCTGTTGATTTGCAAACAGCTCTAGGGGAATTAGAAGCACAAAGAAACGAATCTGATGCATTAGCTAATAATAGCTCAGGAGGTGCAGAACCTGGTGCAGAACCTGGTGGAGAATCTGGTGGAGAACCTGGTGGAGAATCTGGTGGAGAATCTGGTGGAGGACCTGGTGGAGAATCTGGTGGAGAATCTGGTGGAGGAACTACAGATGAAACTTATGATGTAACACATTTACATACACATACAGGAACAGTAAGAATGCTACATAATGAAGGTATTGCAGATGCCAATTATGATGGTCAGTTTAGCACGTTGAGAGGTGGATATAAAGCAGGTTGTAGTAATTGTAAAATACAAGGAGGTTGTCTGACTTGTCCGAAAGGTCAAGGAAAGATTATTGCAATTGTAAGGACGTTTTCTATTATTATACCGAAATATTACAAAAAATATAAGGATTCTTCAGAACAAACTGAAAGAACAGTTTTTGCAGCTAATGCAGTAGAACAAGCTAAATCATATAAGACTGTTAAGCCAGCTAATCAATCTAAGACTGTTAAGCCATCTAAGCCATCTAAGCCATCTAAGCCATCTAAGCCATCTAATCAATCTAAGCCTGATAAGCCATCTAAGACAGCTAAGGCAGATAAGCCATCTAAGCCATCTAATCAATCTAAGCCTGTTAAACCAGTTAAGACTGCTAAGGCAGATAAGCCATCTAAGCCATCTAATCAATCTAAGCCTGTTAAACCAGTTAAGACTGCTAAGGCAGATAAGCCATCTAAGCCTGATAAGCCATCTAATGCAGATAAGGCACCTAAGACACCTAAGACTGCTAATCCAGCTAAGACAGCTAATCCAGCTAAGACAGCTAAGGCACCTAAGGCACCTAAGGCACCTAAGGCACCTAAGACAGCTAAGGCAGCTAAGACAGCTAATGCAACTAAGACTAATAATAGCAGAATAGCAAAAAAAATAAAAGGAGGTCTTTTTAATGCATCTGATTGGGATGGAAAATATGAATGGAAGCCTAATCTGAATGTAGATGGAAAATTATATAGTAATGATATACATGATTTATCGGGATTAAATTTGAATCATCAAAAAATGCCAAATGTTTCCACTATAGATACTACATATAATAGTCTGACATCAGTTATTGTTTAAGGCAAGACCATCTCTTTATTTTTTTCATATGGAACATATTTGTTATAGCTAAAATACACATTTTGCTTCTCAATGGTATTATAATTCCGCACAACACTAATCATTTTATTTGCTTTTATCAGAAATGCATTCTGAGATTTTTCTAATTCAATATATGGGTCAAAACCATAGATGTGTTTGAATTTTTCCGGTACTACAAATATCAATGAATAAAATATCTCCATTATACTGGTCTTCATATCTATGAAAAGTGGCATATATGTATTCACATCATATCTGTCTGCGAGCATGTATATATATATCTTCATCAGTTTATCCATATGAATGATGATATTTGTGTATCTACTTTTGTCAAATTTCTTGATAAATCGGATATTATGTAAGATATTCAGGAGTTCGGGTTCCTTCATAAGGAATTTTAGTTTTTTAGAGACATCTTTAATATAAAAGATGCGGGTATCAATCTGTTCGATGTCTGCAACCTCTTTCTTAATTTTGTTGTTTGCATTATTTGCAGATGTTTCCAGTAAGACAACTTCTTCTTGATATCTCAACACAATAAAATATATTATAACAATCACTATAATAAGGGATAAAAGGACCTGTGTATTTAATTTATTCAAAATAAAAAATATCAGACCAAGAAGCACAATGTAATAATGATTTGGTATACTTTGGCTGAAGTATATCATAATTTCCTTATTTGTAATTAAGTTATTATTTTTTATGCTATACAGATGCTCCATCAATAAAATACAAAATAAATGATATAATACAAAGCATAATACCTACATATATTATCCTGTTTTCCTTCAAAAAAATATGCATCATAATTGTCATATAGTTTGAACTATCAACATAATTATTATTCATATACATATCACTAATGTCGTTTAAAATATCAATAGATGTCTGTAGAGTATTTTTGTATATTTCAGATATAGTCATATCATTGATTCGCTGGGCGCGCTGTGCTTCAGGTGGTACTGGTTTATCTGGTAATGTTTGTAGCAAGTCATTTAGCTTCATTTCAATGCGTTTTTCAATATATTCGTCCACAGTTTCTACATTAAACTCACTGTCACCCATTCGAATACAGGTTTCTCCTTACTGGTATGTAAGATAATATCTTACATTAGATAATATTCATCATATCTCTGTTGGCTATTAAATTACGTCTACAACAATATCGTTTCAGACCCAGTTCATCTAATATCTTCTTTGTATGTATCTTTTCAAAATTCTTATACATAGGATCTATGTTTTTATCCTCCTCTAATTTGGCCTTTTCTCTTTCATAGTAATCGCATATATCTGCCATAACCCTGCCACACGTAAAACACCTGATTGGTATAATCATTCCCGTTCCTCTATCTAAAGAAGAATATAATCATTTTTTTATATGCGATTGGGTTGAAAAATAAAAAATTATTATATTTGCCAAATATAGGAAATGGTCTTTGCAAATTTATACTCTAAATTAAATGAATTAGAAGGTAGAATTAATGCTTTAAGTAACAGTAATGGTGGTTCATCATCTGCCGCAGAGGTAGATTTGTCTGCAATCAATAGCAAGTTAGAGGCACATGATGCTAGTTTGGCTGCTCTACCGTCTGTGTATGCATCACCACAAGATGTTACTGCCTTGTTTGAGAAGTTGACTCAGATGACAGATGTTTTAGCACAATTTGGAGTCCAACTAAATAATGTCGTAGAGCGTCTTAATAATGTTGAAGGTGCCCTCAGACCACCTGAAGATGCCTAGGAATACTTTGGGACACTCTTCTTGCATTCTTCCAACATGCTTTGCTCGTATTGATAAATATTGATGCAATTATTAAGCAGTTCACTGTTCTGCTGTAAATATCCATTATTTTTCTTCATATTGCTGATAGCACTTGTCATAAACTGTTTTGCGTTTGCATAGTTTTTGTGTTTAAAATAGATGATACCCATAATATGCAGGATGTCTGCACTGTCAATTGATTTTGATTCTTCATATAGTTTCTCAGCGTTTTTCACTATATCTTCTGTAATTTCGGGGCTATTGGAGAGATTTGATAATTGTATATAATGATTGTTCTGAAATAAGAAATTATTAGGGTTGACAGTGGTTGGTAGAATACCAATTTTGGAGGCTTCTAAAAATGTATGTTTATTCAAATATACTGCTTTGACATCTTCATTCTCATAGAAAAAACGCGACAGAGCATTTTTTAATGTGAACTTAAATGTATCTGTATATTCATAAAGTCTCTTACAAAGTGATGCTTTGACAAAATAAGAACTCTTACACATTAATGTACTGAAGACATCCTTCACAGGTACTAATTGCATTTTTGCATCTTGTTTTAGTGAAGGCAAACATGTGAAAAGAATATCCCAGTCATCAAAAGCTTTATCATGCAACTTCTTAAATAATTGCTCGATATTATGGGTATATTCTTGTCCTATGACAACATCATCCTCTATAATCATATGAAATTCATCATCTGATTTATCCTTAATATGTCTGTATATTTCTCTATGCTTTTCATAGTTCGAAATTTGGCAAGAGTTGAGTGGCTGAATGTGAGTATTGAATTCTCTATTACCCTGTGTATTGTCAGGATATTTTTCATATTTGACACGTTTGTTGAATGTTTCAATATTTTTGTCTATAAACTCCTTTGACGGTTCTGTAATGATATTAATGTTAAATGTAAAACCAATACTTTCTGTTGTCTTCTTCAAAAAATCAATGGTGCTATTGATATATTTCTGTCTATTTTCCAAATGTGGTGAATAGATGACGTATACATTAATTTTTGACATTACATATAGTAGATATTATTCAATCTTTCCTTATAAGCATTTTTATGATATAAAAATTACATCCACATAATATTCAAGAAATGAATGTATATGATATAGGTAGTATCAAAGTATCTGATGATAATTTTATTGCAGAAATACCAGAAGTATGTGTTAGCGGCGTTAGCGTACTGATACCACTTTATAATGGAATTGAATATTTGGAGCAATCTACAGGCTCTGTTATGCAACAAACATATAAGTCATGGCAGTTAATCATTGGTCTGAACGGTCATGGGTATGATTCAGATATTGAAGCACAAGCAAGGAGTATCATAGAAAAAATAGATCCAGAAAAAAAATATGATATACTTGTGAAACATTATGATACGCAGGGTAAAGCAAAGACTTTGAATGCTATGATAACAGATTGCAAATATGACTATGTTGCTATATTAGATGTAGATGATTATTGGATTTCTGAAAAACTTGAGCTACAGGTACCTTATCTGAGTTCTTTCGATGTTGTTGGTGGTAAATGTGAATACTTTGGAGAAAAATCTGGTTCTCCTCCTATTCCTATTGGGGATTTTGTATTGTTTCATAATATTTTTGATTACAATCCAGTCATCAACTCAAGTGCTATTATCCATAAACGTGATGCTATATGGGAAGATGAAAAATATGTTAGGCCTGTACCTGGATTAGATGACTATAGTATGTGGTTCAAACTATATTATTTGAAAAGAAAGTTCTATAATATTGATAAGGTTTTGTGCTATCATAGAATACACGAAGAAAGTGCATTCAATCCTAAAAACAATGATAAAGTAAATGAACTAAAAGAATTGTGGAGCGACTATTTCAGGACACATTAGGGCCTATGGCTCTCTCGCCTATGGCTCTCTCGCATATGGCTCGCTCCTATCTTCATATATTTTTTTCCATTTAGCTTTTAATTCTTCTAAATGATTTTGATTTGTATTATTGTAAGCACTTCTGTTATGTACTCTGTGGAACATCAAGACTTCTGGTACATTGAAGAACTTTTTCTTTTCAAAGAAGAGCTTGAACCATAGGTTATAATCATATACAAAGTGATCTTCAAATTGTACCAGTTCTTTCTTGATAAGAATTGAAGAATGTAGCATTGGGTTAATATGGAAGATATCGTGCGATGATACATCATTCAAAGGGATGCTAGGGCAGAAGTTCATATTGCCAACATATCTACAATGTGTCCCTATAACATCATAATTGGTTGTATAAAGAAGTTGCTTCTCTAGCTTCGTAGTCTCCCAATAATCATCCGCATCTAAGAAGGCCACTAGTTCATACTTGGCATCCTTTGCCAGTGCATTTAGAGTTAGTGGAGCTCCTTCTGTGGTGTAATGTCTGACTATGATTTTGTGTTTATGGTATTTGTATTTATTTCTAATGTCATTTGCAGCCTGTTCTACTTCAGAATCAGGAGGATACCCATTGACACCAATAGTAAGCTCCCAGTTTTCGTGGGTTTGGTTAACTACTGACAAAACAGCTTGGTCCAGAAACTCAATACCATTATAGAGTGGTATAATGATGGATACACCTTGTGTGTTATCAATAGGCCCTGTGGGTACTACTGGGTCATCATAGATAATATCATCTACTTCAAAAACGTTCATACTAAATGTATATAATGACTATTTGCTTAAATATTCTATGCAAGAGTTGAAACAAGGTGTTCTAGATCAATTTTGGTCCATTTATGAGACTGATGGGACTTTTCAGGCATTATCATGGCTTGAAACATTGAAATACTATGAAGAGTACTGCCAAGACGACATTGACAATTTGTCT